TACGGCTTGGCTGAAGCCGAGTTCTTTTTGACCTCTTACGCGGCTGATGTGCCTACCTATCGCATCATCCAGGACACGCTCTGGATAGGAGCTTCTTCGCCGCTGTCTACTCAGGCTGCCGCGAAATGAGGCTAAACGAGCATACGGACCAGGTGCGCCCACGCGTACAGACGTCTGCGCAAGCACCTGGTCGTCGCCCCAAATCTTAATCGACGGTGATCTTTCCACTTTTACACCAGAGGTATCTTCATGATGGCCCCACAAACTTCTTCAGATGCGCAAAGCGGCGGCGACCAGGGCGCCGCGCCCAGCTCCTTGGCCGGCACAATCTCCGGCCTGAGCGTCACGATCACAGGTCAGGAGATCCTGCGCCGGCGTCTCGATTACGCCGGACAGGCCATGCACGCGCTGATCTCCGCGCGCACCATCGATCACAAGGGAAATCGCGACGTTCCCATAGATATTGACGCGGATGACCTGTCTACAGAGGCGTTCTATGTGGCAGATGCGATGCTCGCCGTTGCCTTCCCGCCGGCAGCAGCTTCTGATGCTACTGCTGCCACGCCTGCCGGTGGATCGTCCTCAAGCTCCACGAGCTCGTCGACGTCTGGCTCATCAGGCCAGCCTTCGGCCGCTTCGAGCGCGGCGCCTAGCAGTAACACTGGCAGCACGGTTGCTACTGGCGCTGCGCAACCAAACCCGACGGCGACCGCATCTGGTCAACCGGGCGCGCCAGCAGCATCGCCGTCGGCAACCGCGGCCAGCTCAGGCGCCGCCGTGGGTGACGCCGGGTGAGCCCTCCGCAGACCGGCCCCGCGGCGGCTGCGGATGCCAAGCAGCGCCTCCCGGCGCTGCTTGGCACGATCAGCGAGCAGGTCGCCCTGGCAAATACCACCTACGAGCACTTTAGCTCCGCCTGGAGCGGTGACATCCATCAGTCGCGGCGGATCAAGGCACTGGGCGATAGCCTCGCTGACATCGCCAAAAATGTGCAAGCGGCGACGGCGGCCGTCCTCGACGTCGCAAAGCTGAGGCCTCTCATCGGTTCGATACGTGAGGAACTGGCGCAGGCAACGCGCGCGTGCGGCCACTTCGCAAGCGGCTGGCGCGGCAACCTCGAGGAATCGACTCGCGTCGAGAACCTCTCGGCGAATCTTGCCGCGGCGACCGATGCGGCCAGCGCTGCCGAAGCGGCACTGACAGTCGCGTCGTAAGCGCTCGCCGCCCTTGACGGGACACCAAGCATGAAAAAGTTGGCGCGGAAAAAATTGTCTCTTCACCCTGGCACCACGCGCGATTTTTTTTGGATAGCGCACCGCAACAATAAACGTCAGACGCACCGGGGAGTAACCGAGAGACCGGAGGGTTTCTTATGATTGTGCGCGACACGACGTGTGCTACCGATCCGGCGCCCGGCACCGTAGCTCGGTGGCTATTGGAGCGTGCCGAGACTGAGCGTGCGCGCGGTAGTACTCGAGGCGCTGGCGCTGCGGCCGCACTCAAACGCGCAGCCGAGGAGATTGTGAAGCTCGGCAATCCGCTGCTGATTGTGACCGTGGCACCGGGGCCGCCAGTTGCGGCGCTGGTGGATCTGTGGAAGGAGCGCATTCGTCAATTTGCCGTCGAAGGCTGCACGCTCGAGCATGACGATGTTGATCATCCGCATGGTGAGTTGGCAGGAGCTGCGGCTGGCTACGCATGGGCAGCGTTCGTACAAGGCCAACCGCCGGATCCGGATCATGAGCTGCAGCTCGCAGATCCGCCGCCAGATTGGCCGTTCGAGGACAGTTGGTGGAAGCCGCGCGGCGCGAGAGAGAATCTGGTGCGCGCCGGTGCGCTGATATTGGCGGAGATCGAGCGGCTGGACCGCAAGGCTGGTGTGCCATGAGGCACCTCAAGGCGTTGGCGCTGGCTGTAACAGTCGCTGGTTTCTTCGCCAGCTGCGCGCTTCTCGGCTACCACTTCCAAAAGGAACCGCCTGTGATCTCATCGCACATGGTGGCCGACGCTGCCAATGAGACGCTGCGCGATTACCTGGCGCAGGTTCCTGATGCAGTGCGTGGCTCTACCGTGCTCTACCCAAAGAAATGCCCGAAGGGCAAGCATCTCTATGCCTCAGAGACCGACCCGTCCGGCGACTGTCTAGTCGAACACGACCAACCGATCGGGACCGTGCGCAATTTCGATGCCGGGGCTACCAAACCCATGCCGATCGACATGATCGATGGGCAGCTGTTCTGGGCTGGGTCCGGGATAGAGGGACCTTGCACGTTGCAGCCCGGGGGTCATGCGATCGCTATAAGGGTGGCCGCGTTCCAGTGGGTGATCACCGGGGATTACAGGTTGAGCTGCCAGCGGAGGGATACGCCGCCTGAACTCCGCAGTTATATTGATATCCTGCGCAGTAGCAACAACAACATGACGCCGGCCGCCAGCACCAATCGTTTACCGCCGCTGCCGAAGTGTGAGCCGTGCGTGGACGCAGAACACTTAACTCGGCGCGAGTGGATTCCATACCATTCCGGCATCGGCGCGCCGATCTGGCAAATTGCATCCCTTCACGGAAAGGTCTGCCCGACCGGTCGGTGGTGCTCCGTAACGATCCAGAACACGTGCTGGCTTAGCAGCCCCGATCCTAAAGCAAGCTGCCCGCCGGTGATTGGGCCATGAGTCCGAGGTCGTCTCGCCTCGAGGAACTCGAGGGCCAAGTCAATAAGCTCGAGGAGCAGATCGAGCTCATTAAGCGCGATCGCCGGCGGCTGGCCCGCCACATGAACATGATGGGTAAGGCGATCGAGCGGATCCTCTACGGTAAGCGGATCCTGCTGGCAATTGCCACAGCCCGCGTAAACAACACATCGGCCGATGCGCCGGCTGTGTCACCTCAATTCAGGAGCGATGTCGCGCGAGCGATGCGTGCGATCAAAGAACGTGGCCCCAACGTGCTCGGCGGCGCTTAGTGGGTGGCCCGCATTTCACCTTCGAACTGCCATGGCCGCCGACCAGTAGTGGACAGTTCGTCAACAAGTCCACCGGCGGGCGTCGTCTGAGCAGACGTGGTCGGTCGTACGCCTCCGCGGTCGGCGACCTGGTGCTGCAGGGGCTCGTACCGCGGTTCCAGTTCGAAGGAATGCGCTTGGCCTGCTGCATCGTTGCCCACGAGCCTGACCTTCGAGCCCGAGATCTCGACAATCTGCTCAAGGCGCCACTGGACGCATTGAAGAAAGCCGGCGTTATTCCGGACGATTCGAAGTTCGATCTACTGCGCATCGCGCGCGGATCAGTCGTAGCCAACGGTCGGCTGCATATACAGCTCTACGCTCTCGATGGGACTAACCCCTCGTGAGCGATCGATTTGCAAGACGGGGGTATCTCGTAACGCGGCGCATGCTCGGAAAGCCATATGTTGCGCTGCTGCCGGGTTTTACCTCGCCGAAACAGTGGCGATTCCCAGGCGGTGTTGCGGTCAGCCGCGAGTCGCTCAGCGATGCGATGGAGGAATCCGAACGGTTACTGGATCAAATGCGAAAAGGGACTTCTAAACAATGATGATGGCTCAACCAGCTTTAGGGAAAGGACGTAACAATATGGCGCGACAGTACGGGCCGCGAGACACGGCATTGGTCTACGCGGAGCGCAGACTCTCGATCTGGGCACAGTGGGCACGGGAAAATCGCGATCAGCTCGGGCTTCCGACGATCAGCCTGCTTTACAAGGCTATGCGCCGTAAGGCGGTGCGAATTCGCTCCAAAGCGACAGACATCACCGCAACGCCTGCAGAGATCGAAGCCGTGCCATTGACGGCGTACGGCGTTGAAACGCGCTCGTCCATACCACCAACAGTGGGTGAAGTGCCCGAGGAAATCATGGAGGTCGACGATGTCGTGGCCAATCTCAGGCCAGACCTCTACGAAGTGATCATCGCGGACTATTTCACTTATGGTCCGATCGAAGTCCGCTGCAAACAGACAAAATGGCGCCGCGCGCGCTATCTGCAACTGCTTGAATCCGCGAAGTATTGTGTCTTCGTCGCGCTTAGCGCTAAGCCAGCATGAAAATATTTCCAACGTCTAGACGTAAATACATGCTGCAATACTACGGTACGGTGCGATCCCGACGGCGAGACCACGTCACGGCTCGTGCCGATGTTGCGATGACCCGGTGCGGCGAAATTGATCCCTCCCTGTCAGGCGTCCGCACTTTTACGACCACTCAAGCCCGGCCGTCACGCCGGGCTTTTCTTTAGATGGAACACGGCGGCTTCACCTTCAAAGTCGATGTTGAACGAGCGCTCAAACGCTTGGGCGCGACGACTGCGGAAGCGAAGAAAGCCGTTGTGCGTGCACTGAACAAGACCATCGTTACGGCGCGCGCCACAGCTGCCACCAAGATCAGGACCTCTGGCTTCAAGGTTGGTACATCCACCATAAAGAAGCATCTGCGTATCGTTCGCGCAAGCGGTGCAGATCAACCGATCATGGTTGCCATTCGCAGCATTGGGTCGCCGTTGCCGCTTGCAAGTTTCGATGTACGGCCGCGGCCGTCTCGCAGCGGCAACGGGTTTAGACGACCTGCTGGCGGTGTCTTCGCCACAGTTCTCGGTAAGCAATACGGTGGCACAGACTTCTTCTATGCACGTATGCCCAGCGGACACATCGGTGTGTTCAAGCGCGATGGCAGACCGCGATTGCCAATCAATGAGCAGCGCGGGCCGGCTATACCTGATGGGTTGGCCAATGATGCAATCATCTCTGCGAGCAAAGCAGCATTCGATGCTCGCTTTGCTGGAGTTCTCGAACACGAACTCGAGTTTGTAGTCGGATGACGCGATCTCACACGAACCCTAGTTTTGAATCGGGCGGGTCCTTACTGGGTGGTCGTACGTATGCGGGTTAAAAACTCGCGATTTGCGTGCAAATCACGCGCGCCGGGCAGGGGGTTCGTTTCGCTCATCCGGCGGAGGCACTGTAGCGCATGACGAGTAGACGCGCGAGCAGCGCTGCATCGGCGCCGGCGATCAACGCTGAAGATCTGAAGATTCAGGTCGTCGCGATCGGCGATGTGACGCCGTATCCGGGCAATCCGCGGCGCAACGAAGCGACGATCAAGAAGGTCATGCGCTCGATCCGCGAGGTCGGTTTTCAGCAGCCGATCGTTGTGGATCCGGAGAACGTGGTGGTTGCCGGTCATGCACGCCTGGAGGCTTCCAAGCGCCTGGGCCTTGAGCGCGTTCCGGTGGTGGTAATCACCGGGAAGACTCCCGAGCAGATCGCCGCCTATCGATTGATGGACAATCGATCGCACGAGGAAACGCTCTGGGACGATGACCTGCTGGCGCACGAGATCGAACTGCTGACTAGCGCCGGCGTGGATCCGCTGCTGACTGGATTCGACGAGGACGAGATCGCAAGGCTCCTCGGCGAGCCAGCCGCGGCTGCCGAGGCGCCAGAGCAAAGCGATATCAACTTCAAGGCTCGCCGCAAGGCCCGCGAGCTCGTCATCGTTTTCCCCGACGTGGCCTCGCGGTCAGCGGCGCTCAAGCGCCTGGGTTTCCCTGACGATGAGTGCCGCCTGGACGCGGCCGAGGTCGAGCTGCGCAGCCGGGTGGGTAAATCAGCGCCGAAAAGCGGCCGCAATCCGCATTGATAAGCCCTTTCGTGGCCCATCAGTGCCGATCAGCGCCGCGACATCGCCTTTTTATGACGCCACGTGTTTCAACTTAATCAATGGCTTATGCTGGCGTAGAACAGGTCGCCAAGGCGCTGAACATCTCGGCTCGGCGCGTGCAGCAGCTCGTGAAGGACGGGTTGCCGCGCATCAGCGCCGGCGAGTACGAGCTCGGCGCGTGCATGCTCTGGTACATCAGGCACCTGCAGCGGGCGCTCGAGGCGCGCGCCTCGGGGCCGGAAGGGTCGATGACATCGCTCATGGCCGAGCGTACGCGCCAGGCGCGCGCGAGCACAGAGCGTATGGATATGGAAAACATGAAGGCCCGCGGCGAGGTGATCCTCGTCTCTGCCATGCAGCAGCAGCTGCTGAGAGCCTACGCCGCTACAACGCAGGCGCTTTGCGTGATACCACAGCGTGTAACGGCCGATGATGCAACCCGCGCGTCGATCGACGCGGAGGTCAGGAGCGCGCTCACCCAGCTTGCAGACAATCTTGAGGCGCTCGGCGGCCGGCGTCCAAGTATGGGGAGCGGTGGCCGGCGTCGTAAGGCCAAGGCCAAGACGCACGCCGTCGCAGTGGGCGGATCAGTGCCGGGTGCTGCCGGCGGGAGGTCCGGAGCCGGGCCCGTGGCGATCTAGCCGCACACCCTATTGCGAGGCGATCTTCGCTGCGCTCACCGTCTACCCGACGGTGATCGCGGTTATGGGATCGCAGATGGGCAAGACGGAGGGTCTGCTCAATATTATCGGCCGCCAGCTCGACGAGGAGCCGGTGCCGATCCTCTATATCGGTCCGACCAAGTCGCTGATCGATCGACAGATCGACAAGCGCATCACTCAGATGCTCAGGTCGGCCGCGTCGCTTTGGGAAAAGACCGACCGCTCGAAGAAGGCGAATAAGCTTTCGAAGACCGTCAACGGCGTAACGCTGCGCCTGGCCTGGGCTGGATCCGCAACGGAACTATCGAGCGATCCGGCGCACACGGTGATGGTCGACGAGCGCGATCGCATGAAGCCGATCCCGGGCGAAGGCGACGTCATGGAGCTCGCCCGTGCGCGCACGTCGAACTACCGGTCCGGTCGGATCATCGGTACCTCGACGCCGACCGAGGGCAACGTCGACGTGGAGAAGGATCCTCAGACCGGCGTCATTCACTGGAAAGTGAGCAACCGGCCCGAGGACGTACCGAGCCCGATCTGGCAGCTCTGGCAGGGCGGAACGCGCCACGAGTGGGCGGTCCCATGCCCACATTGCGCTGAGTACTTCATCCCGCGGTTGCGGCTGCTGTGGTGGCCTGAGAACTCGACGCCGCGCCAGGCTCGCCGCGATGCTCGCCTGGTGTGCCCATCGTGTGGCTCGCATATCGACGAATCGCATAAGGTGGCGATGAACGCCGCCGGCCAGTATCTCGCGCCCGGGCAGCGGGTGGTGGACGGCCAGGTCGTCGGCGACCCGCCGGACTCGGATACCGCGAGCTTCTGGGTCTCAGGACTCATGTCGCCGTGGAAAAGCTTCGGCGATCGCGCAGCGGCGTACGTTCGCGCGCTGCGCGCCGGCGATCACGAATCCTTGCGCGTCGTGATCAATACCGGCTTCGGCGAGCTCTACGCTTTCCGCGGCGAGGCGACCCCGGCCGAGGCCGTCGAGGCCTGCAGAGGCGGGTACAAATTCGGCGAGGTGCCAGCCAGCGCCGAGTACATCACCTGCGGCGTGGACGTCCAGAAGCGCAAGCTGGTGTATGCGGTGCGCGGGTGGGGCTATGACATGGAGTCTTGGCTCCTCGAGGCGGGCGAGATTCATGCCGGCGCCGGCACCGGTGAGACCGACTCACGCCAGGTATGGCTGGATCTTGCGGACCTGCTGACGCGCGAATGGGCTGGAAAGCAGATCCGCCGCATGGGGATCGATTCAGGATTTTCGCCTGGCGACAAGAGTCGCCGGCCGGACAACCTGATCTACGAGTTCTGCATGCAGCACCGCGGCCGCGCGGTGCCGACCAAGGGCCGCGATCGCCTAAGCCGCCCACTGGCGCCGTCACTAATCGACATTACCTTTCGCGGCAAGGTGCTCAAGCAGGGTCTGCAGCTCTGGCATATAGATAGCGACTATTTCAAGTCGTGGTTGATGTCGCGGCTGCTTTGGCCGCCGGACCAGCCTGGTCGCTTCTGGGTTCCGACCGACGTTAGCGAGGACTATTGCCTTCAGCTGACGGCCGAATCGCGTGTCGCCAAACCATCCGGGCAGGCGGTATGGGTCAAGGTCAGACCCGACAATCATTATCTGGACTGCGAGGCGATTAACGTCGCCATGGCGCAGTCGCTCGGGCTGCATCGGCGATTGCGCTCGAGCACTAAGAAGGCCGATAAGCCACCACCTGATGGTGGTCCGCCGAAGCCTGGCGGCGACGATGACGGCGGTGGTGCGCCACCGGCGCCGCCTCGGCCGAGATCGCCGCCGGCGCAGCTGCCTCGAAGTTCATGGGTCCGCAATTGGAGGTGAGCGTGAGCGAGACGAGATACACGGCGGCATCGGAGAACAATCCAGACGCCAACGACGGCAGCGCCATTACGGATCCGGGCAAGAATTACGAACCGCCTGACACTCCGGTAGCGGGCGGCACGCCTGGCGCGAGCGATGTCGATCCGGTGGGCATGGTGCGCTGCCGCTCCTGCGGCATGCACACGCCGGCCAACGTCACGCGCTGCGTTCGCTGCAACTCGCCGGTGCGGCAGTCGTAATCACGCCGCCCTGCAATGGCAGATTGGTTCAGTCCGTTCTATTACCGCAGTCCCGACGAGCTCCCCACACCCCTCAACATTCCGATGGTGTTTCGGCAGAACGAAACGCCGAGCTGGAACGACGACGAGTATGAGGACGTCAACGGCAACATCTACTCCTCGGCCGACTACACGCTTACCTATGTGCTGGCGGGCCCGTCTACGGCGCCAGTGGAGCTCGTCGGGGTACCGAGCAACAGTGGCACCGCCGGCTGGACCACGTCGATCAGTGCGGAGCAATCGGCGCTGTGTCTGCCAGGACATTACTGGTGGCAGGGCATCCTCACCGCGTCTGGCGTGCGCATCGTCGCCGGCGAGGGGCAGCTAAAAGTAGAGGTCGATCTCGGCTCGCTCTCCGGTGTCTATGACGGTCGAACGGTTTGGCAAAAGATTCTCCAGCAGTGCGAAGCGGCGATGCTGTCCTTCGTGCAATCCAATGGGCTGATCAAGAGCTACATGATTGGTGGCCGACGGATGGAGTTTCAGGATGCGAGCCAGATAACTGAGCTGATGGACCTGGCTCGGGTGCGCGTCGCGGCCGAGATCAGCAAACAGTACAAGGGAGCCGATCGCAAGCTCCTGGCGAGGTGGTCGCGTGCCCACTGAGGATATTGACTGGAGCGCAGTCGATCGCCTGGTCAATCCGCCTGCACCCGCGCCGCGCCGAGCTCCTACCAATCGGATCAACGTCTCCGGATTCAAGGTTTCGCCTGCGACGTTATCTGAGCCCGCGCCGGCGCGCCCGCGCGCGGCGGCCGATCGCGGGCAGCGCATGTATGCGAGCGCGATACCGAATCGCTTCAACCAGGGCTTTCCGAGCTACAACCTTTCGGCCGACGCCGAAATGGTCACGAGCCTGCGGAATCTGCGCAGCCGCTCGCGCCAGCTGGTCCGCGACGCGCCGTATGCCAAGGCCGCCAAGCGCGCCGTTATGAACAACGTCGTCGGCACCGGTATCAAGATTCAGCCGGCGGTCAAGACTACGCGCGCGACCTTAAACAACAAGGTCAACACTGCCATCCGCGAGCACTTCGGCGAGTGGTGCCATGCGCATCGCTGCCACACCGGTGGCGAGCTGCATTTCCATGATCTGGAGCGCCAGCTCATGGGGCAGACGTTCGAAGCAGGCGAGATCTTCGTGCGCATGTGGCCGCAGAGGTTCGGCGACTCGGACGTTCCGCTGGGTCTGGAGATCATCGAGCCGGAGCGCATTGCCGACGGCTACGCCCAGCCCGCCGGCGCGCACTGGGAAAACCTCATCCGGATGGGCATTGAGGTCGACCAGTTCAAGCGCCCGGTGGCCTACTGGATCCGGGATCTGCATCCGGGCGACATCCGTCTCAACGTCGATCGGACCGATCACTACACCAGGGTGCCAGCCGAAGACATCATCCATCTGAAGATCATCGACCGTTGGCCGCAGACTCGCGGCGAACCATGGATGCACGCGGTCGCCCGCAAGCTCGCCGACATGGACGGCTACAGCGAGGCTGAGATCATCGCCGCGCGCGGCGCCGCCAGTTACATGGGGACGATTGAGACGTCCGAGACGGTCGACGTCTTCGGCGAACGTGGAGCTGACAACACGTTGCAGATCCAGATCGAGCCCGGCTCGCTTTGGAAGCTCGCCCCGGGCGAGAAGCTCAACATGAATTCCCCGGACCGTCCGAATAACGGCATCGAGGCGTTCATGCGCCTGCTGCTGCGCGAGACCTCGGCAGGCCTTGGTATCAGCTACGAGGGGCTGTCGCACGATTACAGCACGTCGAACTACTCGAGCTCGCGGCTGTCGCTGCTCGATGAGCGTGACGTTTGGAAGAGCCTGCAGCTGTGGTTCATCCGCACTTTCCGCTATCGGCTGCACAAGCGCTGGCTGCAGGCGGCCGTGCTGGCGCGCGCCATTCCAGAGATCGACGTGCGCGACTACGCGCTGGATCCGCACAAGTTCGAGA